AATGTATACTGCCGCGAGTTGCGATGTGCTGGTCAAATGCTGCATGGTGATCGTTGCATTTGCGTTCGTCGCCATCCAATATGTCGTCTTTTCCGAAAGATTAAAATCCGTTATGTTGTCGGAAATTGTGGTAGCCGTCGCGCCACTCAAACTGACAGTTGTTGCAAGCGGTGCGCCATCAGGTTCTCCACCCACCGATGCGTAAATTGCGAGCTGCACCGAGGATGCGGCAACGACAGTAGAAACACGCGCTCCAAGTTCTCCGACTGTGATAGGCCGCTGAACTGTAAAGGGGTACAAATAAATCGTATTCGCAAACATCGCTGCGCCTGCGCCAAGGGTTCCATAATGAGGGCAAATCCAAAAAGTGCTTGCATATAGGTTGTTTGTTGCACCGCCTGCCCCCGTTGCCCCTGTCAAACCAGTTGCTCCAGTCGCTCCCAAACCTGTCGCGCCAGTAGAACCCGTAGCTCCGTCCACACCAGCAACGCCTGTTGCTCCCGTGGCTCCCGTGGCTCCCGCGCCCGTAGCTCCAGTCGATCCAGTTGCGCCAGTCGATCCAGTTGCGCCAGTTGCGCCAGTCGTCCCGGCTCCAGTCGCCCCCGTCGCGCCAATAATTCCTGTTGCGCCTTGGACTCCAGTTGCCCCTGTAGCTCCAGCCCCAGTCGCACCTTGAACGCCAGTAGCCCCAGTCGCTCCGTTTACTCCAGCCGTTCCCGTTGCACCTGTAGCTCCGTTTCCTCCAGCCGTTCCCGTTGCTCCAGTCGCGCCGTTTACACCAGCGGTTCCTGTAGCACCAGTCGATCCTTGTATTCCTATGCCAGTAGCACCCGTTGACCCTTGTGACCCAACTCCTGTAGCTCCCGTTGCGCCTGCGCCTGTTGCACCTGTAATTCCAGTAGCACCTTGTAAGCCTGTAGCCCCCGTCAATCCCGTTGCGCCTGTAAGTCCAGTAGCTCCCGTGATTCCCGTAGAGCCAGTAGAACCAGTAGAGCCAATCCCTGTTGCTCCTGTGGCTCCCGTTGGGCCACCGCTTGGCCCTGTGGCTCCAGTAATTCCAGTTAATCCAGTAGCCCCGCGAGGGCCAATACTTCCCGTTGATCCTTGCGAGCCAACTAATCCTTGTTGTCCTGTAGCACCTGTAGGGCCAGAAGCTCCGATACCAGTAGAACCTGTAGGCCCAGTAGAACCCGTCAACCCAGTTGAACCTGTAATTCCAGTAGCTCCAAGAAGTCCAGTCGCTCCCGTAGTTCCGTTAGTTCCTGCCAATCCTGTAGCCCCAGTTGCTCCTTGCCCTGTAGCACCCGTTGCCCCAGTTGGGCCACCACTTGGCCCAGTAGAGCCCGTGAGTCCCGTTGCCCCAGTAGCACCTATCCCTGTAGCCCCCGTAGCTCCGCTTGCGCCAATAGCTTTCTGCGCCAAGCAAGCCGAATTTGCCGCACTCTCTGCGCTTTCTTTAGCTGACCTTGCATAAGATGCAACAATAATGGTTTCGTTACAGCAACTCATAGTTAGTTATCGTTTACGATAATTGTTTCCAATGCACTTCTACTTTATCGGGGAACCACTCAAGGTAGCTTTCCCATCCCGTTTCTGGGCTGGGCGGTTCTGCCTTGATTAGCTCTACAAGCGTTGGATCAACCCAATTATCAGGAACTGGATAAGGTTGAATCGTATCAATGCGTGGATTACCTTCATCGTCTAGCACGACGCTTGAAAGATATTTTTTTCCGTTTGGAAATATGAGTCCGTATGTTTTAAGCATAAAATTATACTCCGTAAGCAACTTCTACTGCATCAACCGAAGCAACCCACCGCCATGTTTCAGCGGCGATACCTGTAACCAAAATGCGAAGTGTATCGTCAGCGTTATTTACAGAAAGCGCAATCGTTGTTCCTGCGGCATTATCAGTTCCAATAGTAACTGGAGCGTAAACTTCAGAAGAGGTTCCACCAACATTCTTCACGCAGTATTGGCGCAAGTAGTGAGCTACGGCAGTTCCATCTGATTTGCTTCCAGTAATGTTAATCGTGCAAGCGATGATCTTTCCAGATGGGATTGTTAGGTATGTTGTGGCTCCGTCCAATGCCATTTCGACTCCAGTATTTGTCGTGGTTTTGCAACGAAGGACAAACCTTGCGCGTTGGGCATCGCCGTTTGCTGCAAATCTTCCAACGGCGTGAGCCTGCATTCCTCGCCTATCTGCAATTGCTTGTTGGCCTCCTAAAATTGCGGAAAAAGTGCCCGATGATGTATTTGTTGATCCAGAAGCAACTAAAGAGTTTGTTCCGCTTGCTGTATTTATTTCTCCAAAACAAAATGATGTGTTTCCAGAAGCAGCGCTTTGGTTGCCATGGCAAAAAGTATATTGATTTGAAGCATTATTATTATTACCAGCAGACATTGCGTAATCAGCAGATGCAGTATTACCAAATCCTCCTAAAATAATTGAACCATTTCCGCTTGCAACTTGTGAGGCACTGGCTCGTGCTGTTTGTAAGTCAACCGTCCTCGCTCCCCTCGCATTACCGCCAGTCGTTATCCCATCTGGTTTCGGGCCAAGTATAAATGCCCCCGTGCCTTTTGGCGTGAGAACTAAATCGGAATTTGTTGCTGTGGTGTTCTCGGAGATGGTGACATTCAAGGATACGCTATGACCTGTAAAAAGTATTCCTGCTGTGATGTCTGATGTGAAAAGTGATGCCGCACCACCAACGCTTGTGCTAACTTGGAATGTTGCTCCGCTTACATTGATAACAAAATAGTTCGTCGTAGTATTAAGCCCAAGTCCGCCAGTCAATGTCGTAAATCGAACGGGTTGACCATTTGCAAAGGCAGAACTTGTTGCCGTAATAATGTCAGTTGAAGCAACTCCTGTTACTGCAAATGATTCAATGGTATCTTCAACGATGAGGCCAGAGTTTTGCAGTGTCGCGCCACCAGTCCCGTCCGCACGAAGAATGGCATTATCAACAGACCCAGTTGTGATTGTTGCTCCACTGCCTGTCGCGCCTGTTGCACCAGTTGGGCCGCCGCTTGGGCCAGTAGCACCCGTAGCACCCAATCCTCCTGATCCAACGCCATCAAGTTTTCCAGTAAATGGATTAAATTTATAGGACATATTATGGGTAAGCTATCGTGATATTTACCAAGTTTGTATCATTTACTGTCGGCGGCTGTGTAGAATACACAAGCGTCAAAGTAGCCACCACACTTCCACCATTTGAATACTGCACAGTAGCAATGTTGTTTGTAGAACCATAATATGTAATATCAATCTTATCGTATTGCGGGATGTCAAATCCAGCAATTTGATTAGTGGCTTTGTAGATATTGTAGTTTTGAAAGTCCGAAGTTAGATCGGTAAAGCAAGGTTGTGTGAGTGCCATAATATTTTATCGGTTACGATAATTAACCGCCAAAATCTCTATCAAGAGCATCAGCGAGAGCGTCATTCAGAAGAAACCATTGCTGATCTTCAGTTTTTTGAACAAAACAATTTTCAGTGACTGGAGTAGAACCACCATACAAAGCAAGCGCATCATAAAATTGATACATCTTAGCAGCATCACTCATAGCATCGTAGCACCCGTAAGAAACAACGGGAATAGTGATTCCTCTATTTAATCCTGCTGATTGGATTGTTAGAAGAAGTGGGTAAGATTTATTTCGGTAGTCGAGATCGGTGAAGCAAGCCATAATTTAGAAAAGGGGTTAGGGTGAGGAAGTTTCCTTCCCCACCCATGATTGAGGTTTAGTAGTAGATACCAACAACGTAGGCGTTCACATAGAGTGCGCCAACACGTCCAGCAGTATCAGCACCAGAGGTGACGTTTACGCCGGGGTTTGCGTAGGTGAAGGTAGTTGTATTAACAACTGTGACTTCTGCCTGCACATCATTGAACGTAGTGTCGGTCATGCTTGCAATCGTGATTGTGTCGCCCGTGGCAAAGCCATGGACAGCAGCAGTAACGATTGTAGCCACACCAGCAGTGCGAGCGCGGGTAGCGGTTGCCTGACCAGCACCAACAGTGGATTTCAGCAAGCGGAGTTTACCAGCACCAGTGATGACATAAGGATTGGCAGCAAGCGCAAGGGGGTTATAGCGTTTTTGGTTATCCAAAGCGTCAGTGATAGTGAGGGAAGCCGAGATGTTTTCGCCATTGGTTCCATTGTCAACGATCACGATTGGATCAGTGGCAGTGGTTCCGCGAGCGTAGGCAGTCTCCAGCACGATGCTTGTTGGAAAGAACTTAGTGTCTTGGTCGTTAAGAACCAAGAGGTCAGCGTCTCCAGCAGTGAGGAGGTTTACAGGAATCGGGCCAAACAGATTGACACGATCATAAGCGAGTGGTCGAGAATTAGACATATATTTTATTTAAGGTTGTGGGGAGAGGCTTGAATAAGCCTCCCCCCTATTTAACTTAGGAAGGCACAACGATGTCACCTACGCCAGCGCAGCTATAGCAATCCTGATTGTTCTCAGGAACGATGTAGCTCTGCACGGGGCAGCAGGAACCATAGAGGTTTTTGCTCTTAGGCATACGATGCAGGAAGGTGTGCATGATGGTTGGGTCTTTGACCTGTGCAGCGAGACGGAACTGGGCTTGATAGAAGCCAGTTTTGCGCCAGCGGTTGCACTCCCAATCTGGGTTCTTCCATTCCCAATCGCCAGCGTAGTTCTGGGTCATTTGTTGGGCTTGGCTGTATCCAGTCGAGGATGGCATTGTCCATTTGCACATTGCTTTGTTCACCATAGCAACCGAGATACCGAAGTCGGCATTGCGGTAGGCTTTGTTAGGAACGTAAGCGCATCCGTTTTCAAGAACAGTCTTGATGTAACGAGGAACGCGAACGAGACGCGCCCATGTCGCAGGATCAGCTTCGTTGAACGTAGCAAGACCAGCGTTGAAGGCAGTGTCAGCGTTGAAGCGAGCCGAGTTGATGTCGTATCCGAAGGCGTAGTCACCGATGATGCGGTTGATGCCGAGTTTCAGACGAGTAAGACGCTCATCGAAGTCGGTGTTTGCATCCCAGTAACCGTTATTGCGCTTGGCTTGGAAGTAAAGCGCACGGCCAACTTGAGGATCAGGGATAACGATGTCGAGCAATGGCTGACCAGTCGCGTCTTGGAGATCAAGGCGGAAAGCGTCATCTTCGTCTTGGAGGTCAACGAGTGCGTCGTCAAGCATATCAAGCGAGAGATAAGCAATCTTGTTGAGATCAGCAGGAGCGAGCTTAACGCGAATCGCGCAAAGGTCGTAACCAGCTTCATTGTTGATGGTATGCTCAGGAACGAACCATGCTTGGTCATCGACCAAACCGCAATAGGTTCCGTCATCAGTAGTGATGCCCATCCATTTGTGGCCTGCACCGCCGATGTAGTTGGAACGAAGGAACTCTTCGTGGACGTTCTTGGTGATGCGAGCATTCGACTCTTCAAACTGAAGGATTTCTTCAGCAGGGAAGAGGCGATAGAGAAGGCTCTCAACGCAAATCCAATCAGTCGTCATCTCTTTACGAAGAAGCTCGAAAGTGTAGCTCTCAGTGCCGGGACGCTGAATGACTTCGGGTTTGCTATCGCAAGAATCAGTCTCGCAGTAGGTGTCGGTGATCGCACGGAAAGGAGTGCAAGGATCGTGGAATCCACGGCCAAAGCGGAATGCTTTCTGTTCGGTTGTATGATTCAAGGGCCATGCTTGCTCCTCGAAACGTGTGAAATATGCAGAGTTGGTGACGAGTTTCTTTACATAGAGGTCGTTGAAATACTCGCGGCCCTCGCGGAAGAAACTGTCAATCTCAGCACAAGAATTGAAATATAGTTGATCTGACATTTGATTTTAGTTGGTTTAGTTTTGGTTTTGCACCGCTAAACTATACCACAGAGGAATAGCAAGCGAGTGCTTGGTTTCCTCTGCTGGACTCAACCCAGAGTTTCTTCTGTCCAGAAATCGTTTTTCATGCGAGGTCGAAAACTCGCCAGCCAGAGTGCGGCTGAATCACTAATTTTATCGTAAACGATAATTTCGTCTATCTCTTGCGAGCGACATTGCAACAGACTATTTATCATGTCAAGCAACTTTTTTCAAAAAAATGAAAAGGGGAGTAAGTTTTACCTTACCCCCCTTCCAGCTAACAAGAATGTTGAGCTTATGCGGTCGCCCTGCCTTGTGGAGAAAAGCGAGCTAATTTACTGGCAAGTCCCTCACTGATACTCATTCTTGGTTTCTGGGAATCCGATGCACTTGGAGTTGACGATATGCGGGATGATCCTTTGAGTTGGGCGATGTAATCGTCTTTCTCTTTGACCATCTCTTGGTATGCCTTCAGTTGTGCTTGAATCTTCTGGTATGCGCGGCCTTGGTGGATCAGTCGGTTCATGTCCTCTACTGATGCTTGCTCGTTGGTCTGCTGTGTAGCTGCCAGCGCGATAGCCTCATCACGGGAGATGTCGAACTTGATTCCCTTGTCCTTCATGTAGTCAGCAACTGAATCTGGAATTTCAGTGGCCTTATCAATCTCTTGTTGAGTGTTCTTGTATCCCTCACGCCACTGGTTCAGATACTTGTTTCGACCTTCTTGCTCTTTTTGTTTAGAGGTTTGAATGATATTCTGCTTGGTTTCTTCAAAGTTGACAAGAGCAGCGTGATGTCCCTGAGTTGCTTTGATGAAGCTGTTGACTTGCTCCGCGAATTGATATTGCTTGAATTGCGAGAGCGAGTTCGTGATTTCCTCGAACGCTTGGTCGCGGTCGGTTTCTGCCGCTCTACGATCTTCTTCGGAGGCCGAATTGAAGATGGAGGCGTTTGCATTGACAGCGCGGGAGAATGTTGAAAGAAGCGTTGGATCATTCGATAGCAACTGCCTCGCAGTATCGTAGGTATTCTTGATAGGATCGAGGTAGGTTTTTTTGAAATCTGGATTGCTTGTAATATCGTGGAAATCCAATTTGCCCCGCAGGTCTTTGATTTGCTCGGATAGTTGTTGCTCAACGTCCAACTTTTCTTGATTGGCCTTGTTAAGCTGGTCTTGGTAGTGGTTCGATTCTTTGGTTGATGTTGACTCGGACACCATTCGCTCAAGTTCTTGGATTTTGGTTTCAAACTTGGGGATTTCATCTTTCTTGTATTTCTCAAGTTCTTCTTTGAGCTTTCGGTTCTCTTCAATTTGTCGCTCAACGAATCCTTTTTTCTTTCCTGTTCGGTCAGATGTGATTTCAGCCTCGGTAATTCCCGTTGGTTCTTCTGGTGGTTCTTCATTGTATTTAGGTATGCCAAGGTTAGGATCACCAACATTGGTAGCACTTGGCTTGCCATCGTCAGTTTGTTGCTTGCTGAACTTCTTGAGGAAGTCAGATGTGTTGCCTTTAATCGGAACTTGGGGTTTAGCCTGTAGTTCCTTGATTACTTCATTGGTGTCGTTTGGGTCTGCCATAAATTATCCTTCGTCAAGGTCTGGGTCAATTGTGCTATCCGCTGGTTCTTCATGCTTTCGAGTAGCTTTTGTTTTTTTGAATTCTCCTTGCTCCTCAGTTCCAATAGCTTCAATAGTTTTGATTGCATGGATTAACGTGGTTACTCCGTCTGGTGGATTTACATTAAGTAGTAAATACGCCTGTAGTTTGTTCCAATCTTCGTGTGAGGTTATCGCTGCACATAGGGATTTTACTTTTTCTGTTGTCATGTTTCTTCTTCGGTTTCAACTTCTTCGGTTTCCATTTCTTCTGGTTCTTCTTCGCCCTGCATTGCTGCTTGCTTGGCCTTTTCTTTCTGAATCTCAGCGCGAGCTTTAGCCTTCTGAAGCGCGAGTTGGGTGATACCTTGTTCCTTGCGTTGCTCGGTGCGTTGAGCGTGACTGATAGAAGCCTTGCCAATCGAGATGTCGGCAAGTTTCTTTTTGGTGTCGATGTCGATACCAGACTTAGCAGCGAGGTATTGAAGTTTGATGTCTTCCTCGGAGTTTGGTTGACCTTGTTTCTGAGCTTCAGCTTCAGCCATTTGAACGTAAACCTGTTGGAGTTCGTCAGCCATACCTTGAACCTCGCCCATGCCTTGCATGAATTGTTTCAAGAAGTCCTTCTTAGATTCGTCTTTGCTGATATACTCAACGTGCGCCATGATGTGTCCACCCTTGAATTGAATGGAACGAACCGCCAACGATAGGTCTTCCAGTTTGGGTTGACCTTGCTGGATAGCCTGCATATTCATCTGCAATTGCATTCCTAAGTCTTGGAAGTGACCTTGAACGTGTTCGATGTGCGGATCAGTTGGCAACACAGGGAAGTTAGTTGGATTGACAAAAGCATCTGTCATGCCAGCATTTTCAAATCCGATGATGCGAGCTGTATCATCAATCTTGCTTGGCTTGGTATTGCGGTAACGAGCTACGTTGTCTCGTCCAGATAGCGCGGCGATTGCATCCTTAACTGCATTCTCTTGTCCTTCGTTTGCTGGAGTAATTGCTGTGATGTTCAGCAATTTTTCTGCCGTGATAAGTTTGAACGATGGACTGCCTGCTCCGCTGATAAGGTTGGATCGGATGCTGGTGATATTTTTAAATGCCGCAGCTTCTTTAGGCGTTCCAAGTTCTTCAAGAACCTCATAGAACTTCTTGACATACTCATATCCATCATCGCTGGATTTTGCGCTTACAAAGCGTTTGTAGAGTTGCTTGAAGTAAAGAGTTTGGCACTCGTTGAATCTACGAATCTGAGTTCCAGATAGTTTGGCTGACTCAGCCGCATCCAATTCTGCTTCGCCTTTGGTGCGTTGCTTGCCTCCAGCAGTAGGAGCATTGATGCGATACTGACCCATGCCCCGATACATATCTCCCATGAAGAACTGCATGAATCCCATGCTTTCTGCTACAGGAAGTTGGAAGCGGTTCTGGATGAACTTAGCACCATCTGGCATTACGCTGATTGGCAACCATTCCATTTGCTTCAGCATCTTAGTTGCGTCTGGCCCTTGCCCTTCGATCATCAACATGGAGTTTAGGCGCACGGCATCTACCAGCGAGTTCATTGTAAAATCATACTGACGGCAAGCGACAAACGCCGATTCCGCTTGGCTTTTAATATCTTGGAAGAGTCCACTACCAACCGAGTCGGTCAGCATATACAGAATCTCATCCCATGAATTATATAGCCCAACTTTAAGCATCATAAACCCGTGTTGTGTTCTAACATCATCTTCGCTGATCTTTCCAGCACCTTTGATGTTGGAGTTGATGTAGTCAGAGATTGGCTGGTAGTCTTGAAGGATGATCGCTTTTGAGATTGTGCCGTCAAACTCCCTCCAGTAAACCTCGAAAAGATCAATCTTTTGGTTTACCGACAATGACCAGTTAAATCCTGACTCGCTAATCGTGCGGAAGAAGTCTTCACGGGTTTTGCGGTGATTTGTAAATGCACGATGGAAACGGATAGCGTCAATTGCTGCATCCACATTCCAACCCATTGCTTCTGCCGCTGCACGATTCTCAATCTTCTTGTAGAGTTCGTATGGAGTAAAACGGACACGGCGAACGAATTCCTCAAGGTTAGAAAAGTCAATACGGATGTCATCTGGAAAAAGAAGATCAGAAAGAAAAACGTGTTCTGGCATCCATCCCATAGGAGAATCCCACATTCCGACACCTTTTCCATACAACAGCATTTCCTCAAGGTCTTGCTCTGCGTTGTAGAGATACCCCGGCCATTCACGCAAGGCTTGGTCGAATGCCGTAGTAATGTTTTCGGTATTTACGAGGCGTTCTTTCTCGTTACCATACTTTGTCTTGATTGTGCAACAAGCCTGACGTTCGGTGATGACATCGTAATAACTGGACTTCTGGTTATCAACGATGAATCCAAGCTGTCCGTAATTAACGTCAGATTGCCAAGGTAAACGCTTCTCCGCGAGCTTACTATACCCAGTCGGAGGAAACATCTTATACGCTTTGTATATACGAATGCGTTTGTTCTCACGCCCGATGTTAGCCAACCTTAAATTATTCGCTATGTTCCAACAATGAGAGGCATTGGAGATTCGTGTTTCTGGTGGTTTGCCATTCTCATCAAGAGTGGCTAAAGAAAAGTTGTCATTTCCGATTGAGAGCATAGAATTTTATATTTATCGTTTACGATAATGAGTTCAAGGCATTTCTTCGTTTGTTGCACGAACTACACCCGCGAGCCTTATGCTCAAGTTGAGTTCCAAGAACTTTGTCCGTAGCCGCAGCTACTGTGTGAATTGCTTGTGCGATACGATCACCAAGACCATCGCTATACCAACAACGCTCACTTGGTTGACGTTGGCAGATTTGATCTTCGACCATCTGTTCAATGTTACTTGGAAGCTCAACCCCATTTGAGCGATAATCTTTCTGGATGTTCTGAATCAAACTACTACATGTGCTTCCGTAAACTACAGCGGGGAACGTAAGGTTATTACGCTTGATCTCATATTTGAAATACCAACCCCCAACAGGTGCGAGATTTTTGTTTTTAAGTTTCATCTTGCCTTTCATCCGAAAATATATTTTCTTATTGATATGTCAAGAGTTTTTTCTTCAAGCAAAGGTATTCGTCGTTATGGTATTCAATTCCCAGAAAACATGGATGACCTTGGTATTGAACTATACTGCTACGCTATAAGCCGAGGGGAATATGGTAAAGACTACTGCATCAAACAAAATATAAATCTTTCAGATTTTAAGTTACTTTTACCGCATGAGCATTTTATCAATGCAGTTAAACTCCAATGGCCGACTGAAGTTTCGATTGTAAACGGAAAATACACCAATATACAGTTGTTAAGAACACTTGAGGAACTTTGCAATAACCAAGACATTTGTTTGGCTGGAGCCGCTTCAATGGGGAAAAGTTTTCCAGTCGGTCTTTGGATTTACCTTGATTGGTGTTCTGCCCCGCATTGCACTTCTTCATGGGTAGCTACTACTACCTTGGGAGCATCCGAAGATCGTATCTGGGGCATCATCTCAAAACTCTATAAATGCGCTCGCGTTCAGATTGGTAAGTTAATCGACTATCGCCACATGATTGTTTGGGGTGGCGCGTCCAACGATGAAGATAAAGACTACCGCAATGCTATTAAAGCCCTTGCGTTCCAGTCAGGCAACGAGGGTCAGAAGGCTATTGATACTACCCGTGGTCGTAAAAATGATCGCGTTCGTCTTGCCCTTGATGAGTTACCAGAAATGGAACTTGGAGCGATTACCGCCAAGGTAAACTTATCCGCGAATAATGATATTACGTTTATCGGTATTGGAAACCCGTCTGCTGGCGATAACCCTCATACCCGTTGGGCAATTCCAAAAGATCAATCAAACTTTGATTCTGTTTCTCCAAACATGGATAAGTGGGAAACTGGCACTGGAGTTTGTTTGTTTTACAATGGTATGCGTAGTCCTAACTTCGCCGCGCCTGCCCATGAGCCTTCTCCATTCCCGTTCCTAATGGATCGTAAGAAACAGGAAATCATGCTCAAGCAGTGTTACGGAGATGAGAATGCAATTGACTATGTTCGTAACGCTATTGGTTGGTGGCCGAAATCTGGATTTGCTCAAACTATACTCACCGCTGATTTGATCCGTAACGCCGATACCAACGAAGAACCGCTTTGGGATTCCGAAGGATTTACTAAGGTAGCTGGATTCGATACTGCATTTACAATCGGTGGGGATAGGTGTGTTCTTACTATCGCCAAACTTGGGTTCGTGCGCGGGACTCGCAATCGTGTGATGTGGCTGGAGAGTCAGAAAGTAATCCAGCTCTCTGCCAACGCCGCTGCTGAGTTTGAAATCCAACTTGCTACTGAAGTTGTTTCCCTATGCCGTGCTGCTGGTGTCCAACCATCTAAATTTGGTATGGACGTGTCTGGTGATGGTGGTCGAGTCGGACAAGCTATTATCCGTGAGTGGCTACGCTTTGACTCTATGGGCGCGGCTATCGCGCTTATCTCATCTATGGGTAAACCTACTGAACGTATCGCCGCAGAGGTTGATAAACGCCCGTGTAAGGATGTTTACGATAGGTTGGTATCTGAATACTACTACTCAGCCTATCACGCCTTTAAGAGTCGCGTTATCTTTGGTATTGATCCTGCTTCAGATTTGGCGCGGGAACTTTGCCTGCGTCGATACACGATCAAGTCCAAGAAGATCGCCATTGAGACAAAGGATGAGCTTAAAGGAAGAACTGGATACTCGCCCGATTTGAGTGATAGCTTAATCTACGCCCTCGAAATGGCGCGGCGCAATGGACTTGTTTTTATCGGAAACGATAAACCAGTTCCAACTAACCGATTTTGGGCGCGGGATGAAGTATCAATTGATACCACTCAAGACGATGACTACGGATCAGACGATAACGGAGATTGGTAAGTAGCAGGAACGGGTTTGCAACCCCTTTTCAGATGTGGGCTTTCGGGAGTCTTGGATCATAAATGACCGCCCATCCCACCGTCGTCAGTGTGCTTCTACGAGAGGCCGCTCCGGTCGTGTAGTCCACCTGCCTGCTAAAATGGTGGCCGGGCTAACTCGGCATTATTGAAACTACTCCGAGGGAAAACCCAGATATAGTTTTTATCTCAGCCGCCGACCATATAAGTTAATCCAAAATTCCTTCAAGTTCCAAGGTATTCGCTACTTCTTCTGGAACTACAATACGAATCATTTTCTCTCCGTCAAGGAATCCAAGTGTTTCTTTCACGCGAATATCGCTCTTATTTACCCAGCATTGGTTATACCTTTGACGGAATAGAATTTTTGTTGGGCTTTCACTTACTTCAATTCCCTCGCAGATGATGCGGGATTCAAATGTATTATTTGTAGTCATAAATTATATATCCATTCTCTCTTGCCCATCCTACTTCGTGGTGCAGCCTTGAGTGGCACGTACGGCAAACAGCCATGAAAGAGGACTTATCACACAGGAACTTGCCCCTTCCTTTCTTATGGTGAAGGTCGCTTGCGGGTTGGTTGCATATCTCACACTGGTAGTTTTTCTCTTCAAAGTATTCTGCTTTGACCTTTTCATATTCAGCATTCTTTACTCTTCGGGAGTCGGAGATTGATCTAAGTTTTCCTCCTCGTTTTTTGAATCCTGTTTTCTGTAGGGGCGTTTTTCTCTGTAGCATAGGGCGATTACTTTTTCGACTTGTTCTTTCTTTAGGATACTCTTGGAGTTTACTTCGATCTGGTTGACCAGTGATCCTGTCACGCCGATCTTATCTCCAAGTTCACGGACAGTCAATTTCAATGCTCTCCTTGTTTCACGAAGTTGGTTTGCGAAAGTCTTGCGTCCAAGAGAACGAATCGTGCGTGATTGCTCGTAAGCACTCATGCAAGATTCATAAGCAGTTTCTAATGGATGTTTCATCTAATGCGAAAATAAACCAAGACTATTGACAAGTCAATACTTTTTTTATACTTTGGTTGTTTATGTGGATAAACACTAAAAAAATGCCTGACGACACCGACCCCGAAAAATTACTTGCTGGAGTAAGGAAAACTGTAATGGTCACAAACCTATCTTTAGCCGCCACACTGGATACTCCATTCATGGCTACTTACGAAAATGATACAGGCATTCTCGTCATGGCACTCAAACCAAACAACACTGCTATTCTTGCAGCTACCGGAAACAGTAGTAACTCTATTATCAAATCGGATGTGATTATTACAAAGGATGGTATCGGTGAACGCCGCTCCACCTTCCAATGCGAGACAGAAGAAGATGCCGATCAAATCTGGGACTTACTCAACGATAAAATGTATGAGTGGTCGAAAGGTGAAGTTGAACAAGTAGAATTGAGCTGATTATCGGAACCGATAAAAAAGATGCTTGACATGGAATACAACCTGTAGTAGTTTTGTCTTGTGCGAGAAAATGCACCTTCGGGGTAGGAGCCGAAGTGAAGAAACTTAAATTAACAAACAAACAAACTATATGATCCCTTGTGGTGGTTTCACCACTCCTATGCGTCAGTTGCCGCGTTTCTTCGCCACTACAAGGGGTCGCCTTTTTCTAAATGAGTGTAAGAATAATGTCAGAGGTCTTTGAGCGTAGTAAGACCCAAGGTAACGCAAGGTTGGTTCTTTTGTCTTTAGCTGATACTTGCAGTGATGAGGGAGTATGCTTCCCGTCAATTAAGACTATTGCCAAGAAAGCGAATATATCCGAGGAAACGACAAGGAAGTTTCTTCATGCTTTTGAAAAAATTGGGTTGGTTGAATCTGAAGAGCGGTTCAGTCCAGTTGGGCGGCGATCATCGAATACCTACAAACTCAATTTGAACAAGGTTGGCGATGATGAATTGACGAAGGATGTGATCTACTTGGCTATACCCAAAAGCAAGCACAGGACAAGTGATGGTATGAATCAGTTCACACCATCCCCCCCTAACCCAGTTCATACCACCCACCCTCTGAACCAGTTCATACCATCTATAATGAACCATCATAAGGAACCCAAAATAGAACCATCATCCGATTCCGCTACCGCTCCATCGAACAGCAATGAATCAACTGATCTATTCCCAACTGAAAATAAACCTCCACAAAAAAGAAAACCCAAACTCGTCACTGACAAATTCATCGCTGAACTCCAGACTTTGAATCCCGACAAAGACGTGGAGGCTGAAGCACAGAAAGCGAGGACATGGATTCTCGCAAACCCACCCCGTCCGTTCACGCAGAAGTTTCTCGCGGGATGGATCAACCGATCAACAACCAAACCAGAACGATTCTCCAACTTTTGATTATCGTTACCGATAAAATGAAAAAATACTACGAAGACTCTTTGGTGACAATATATCACGCCAACTGCATTGATGCGCTGCCAATCATAGGTGAAGTTGATTGCATTATTACTGACCCGCCATACGGAATTGATGGAGGGAACGGAGGCACAAGCAAGTTGCGCGGAAAAGGAAACTACTCTTCTGACTTTGATGATACACCAGAATATATCCAGTCAGTTGTTGTGAAGGCGTTGTTTGAAATAGCAAAGTGGAAAACGATGGCATTAACTCCCGGATTTTCAAATATACATTTGTATCCTCAAGCGCAATCATTCGGTGTTTTTTATTGTCCTGCTGCTTGTGGTCGCCAAAGATTCGGTTTTGCAGATTCAAATCCAATTCTTTATTACGGATGGCATCACCTTCAAGGCAAGGGAGCCAAACAATGCAGTATCCAAGTAACTGAATCACCAGAGAAAAATGGTCATCCATGCCCTAAACCAGAGAAGGCGTGGTCTTGGTTAGTTCAGAAAGTAGCAACAAAAGATATGTTGGTTCTCGATCCATTCATGGGAAGCGGAACTACAATGCGCGTCTGCAAAGACAATGGAATAAAATCTATCGGAATAGAAATGAACGAAAAATACTGCGAGATAGCAGCTAAAAGAATGTCACAAGAAGTTTTTATTTTTTAATCTAATGAAAAAAGTCCCAATAGCACGAAAGAGTGAAGCGGCAGTGTTGTCGCTCATCGCAATCGACAGAAACATCCTTTCCCAACAAACATGGGATAGCGATTACTTCGCCATACCAGCCCACAGAATCGTTTTTAATGCGCTCCAAGGGGTTCACCAGCGGACAGGGGTTTGCTGCCCGTTTTCTGCCATTGCAGAGCTTGAAGCAACTGGACAGCTTGAATCAGCGGGTGGAGAGAATGCGATTCACGAAATCTTATCCACAATGAAAGTGAGTTCTGGGAAGGTTTGCCAAGACATGGCAGATGATTACCGGAAACATCTTCACAGAAGTAAAGCCTACAGAGATGTTCTTACTCTTATGGAGAAGGAAGAAGTAAACCTCCGCGCAGGTAAGGCAGATTTGCGGGAATTATCGGAAACGATAATAAAGTGCGCCGAGGATCGGACGACGAAAGTAAAACCAGTCAAAGACCTCATCATAGAAATCATTGACGAGATGGAAGGTAAGGCGGTAAAGGAATGTTTCCCTACTGGACTGCTGAAAGTAGATCGTGCGCTCAAAGGTGGAATGCACAAAGGAGAAATGATGACAGTGGCATCAGAGACAGGTGGAGGAAAATCAATCTACCTTGTCCAAGCGGCACTCGCAAACCTTGAAGAAGGCAAATCGGTTCTGTTCTTCAGCCTTGAAATGAAAGCGAAGGACATCCTAACTCGCATGGCTTGTAACTTGGCAGGTTATGCAGTGAGAGAACCAGAGGATTACAAGAACGCCAACCAACATGAACTCGCCAAAATCAGTGCCGCATTGTTGAAATTACACCAGTTGCCTATTGAAATCGTGGATGGAGTATCAGAAATTGACGAGATTGAGGCCCAAATCAACCGATACGTTGGTGAAAAACGAGCAAATGTAATCGTTGTAGATTACCTACAAATTATAGCCTGTGATGGATCGGATAACCGAGAAGGACAGATTAGTGAGATAGCAAGAAGGTTAAAGGTCGCTGCGCTGAAAAACAACTCAATCATGCTCACGGCTTCCCAACTAAACGACGATGGAAGATTGCGCGAGTCACGGGCAATCGGAATGCACTCTGACCAAGTAGTGTATATCGAACACATCAAGGAGAAGAGCAGGTTGACGATCAAGAAGAACCGCCGAGGACAAAGGAACTACATGACAGAAATTAAGATGCGTGGAGACATCTCAAAGTTAGAGGAAATTTACTGATGAATATTGACCAAGCCTACGGAAAATCCATGAAGTTTTTTAAATATGCAATGGATATTTGGGAGTCTCAAGACAAAGAAAGGTATTGCATTGCAGAGAACTACTGGAATGAGGGAATGAAAATCTACCATGAGTATTTTTCTAATAAAAAATTATTGACACAGATACAAGATGTAGATACGATGCTTCCATGAATTACGAAACACGAACAGTAAAAGTATCAGTTGCTCCGAAAGGAGAACCGCTATTCCATAATGGAGTAACAAACATAGAAATCATAGACGAGGCATCTGGTGAGTTTCTTGAAGTATCCCAATGCAATGATAACAACGATGGGAAAATCCTCATTGATCCATACGAGTGGCCTACACTACAAGCAGCAATTGACAAAATGATAAAGGAGTGCCGTGATTACAAGTAACACACCAGAGACGGATGCGGCACCGTTGCGTTCGCCCTTCCATAGGCCAATGAATAAAGTCGATATTGTTTGGCCAGAATTTGCTCGCAAACTTGAGCGCGAGCGCGACGAGGCGCGGGAGGAAAACGCCAAGCTGCGCAACATCGCGGAGAGGGCGATCAACTATTTGGATCAATCCTATCGAGATGGATTTTGCGACGAGGCAAGCGATCTCCGCGCCGAACTAAACCAACTCAAGGAGGGCGCGAAATGAGCGACACACCAGAGACGGATGAGCTTATTCTTTCAAAAAATGGATTCGGCGCGACCGATTACGAATGGCGAGAGTATTCCAGACAACTTGAGCGCGAGCGCGACGAGGCGCGGGAGGATGCAGTTCTCCCAGCTCCGGGCCCGATGACCAGCCTTGAACTCCGCACAACCGAGGAATTGGCGAGGATGGAACGTAAGCGCGACGAATGGCGCAAATGTGCTGAAAAGTTGGCAGCAATAATTGGTGCGCCAGATAAATGCACTTGGGCAACAGACGATGAAATCAATGAAGCGTGGTCTGTTTTTGCAAAACTCAAGGAGGACGCGAAATGAGCGACACACCACAGACAGATGCGGAAACGCATGACTTGAGCGATTATGGCCCACCTGTGCCTTGTTCTGGGGGAGATTGGGTAGCCGCTGATTACGCTCGCAAGCTGGAACGCGCGCGCGACGAGGCGCGAGCGGATGTCAGGACTTTGCAAGACATAAAACGAAAACATGAGCATGACGAGTTGGTCGCAGCGCAAGAGAATGACCGACTAAAGCGCGAGCGCGACGAGGCGAGAAAGGAAATTGATGACATCCGCAAGATGCTATCCGAAAGCGGAGAGGCGATTGGAAATGGAGTTCATGATTTTTCGATTATTGAAATGGTCGAAAACATCATCCAATCAAAAAATTACTTTATTAAAAAAAGTGATTCAGCAGAATGGGAGCGCGACGAGGCGAGGCGGCACTTGAAAGAAATAGAGGAATACGGCACAGAGGAAATCAACGCTGCCGTTGAGATTCGGCAGAAACTCGCTCATGCTCTTGTCGCTTTGGATAATATGCAAGAGCGCGAGCGCGACGAGGCGCGGGGATACGCTCTGAAACTGAAGCGCGAGCGCGACGAGGCGCGGGAGGACTTAATAAAATCCTACACAAAAATAAAGGATTTGGAAAGCGAAATAAGAGGCGTTGCCATTCTTCGCGACGAGGCGAGGGAAGATGCGGCTCAACTTGCGGATAGATTGTCCGGACTTGAACTACGCACAACAGAGGAACTGGCGAGACTGGAGTTACAGCTCGCATTATGGGAGGATGGAAACCTCATTAGCGAAGAAACGCTTGGAGAAATTAGACTGCTTAATGAACAAATAAATGGAGCATTCCGCGAGCGAGACGCTGCACACAAAATTGCAGAGCGAGCGATTAATGACTTAGCATGGTTTAACGAGACGAATGCACAGAGCCTCCGCGCCGAACTAAACCAACTCAAGGAGGGCGGGAAATGAGCGATACACCAGAGACGGATGAGCAGGTAAATGGAAAACCATGCACTCGGTTTGGTATTGTTGCAGGCGACTCTCTTAGAGACGCTTTAGTCCAATCAAGTTTTGCTCGCAAACTGGAACGCGAGCGCGACGAGGCGAGGGCGGAGAATGACATCCTGCGTCTTGACGCTCAACGCGAAGCAGAACACCACGACCGGATGGTGGGGGAGCTTGAAAAGGTCTACAAAGAGCGAGACGAGGCGCGGGAGCTGCTTGCAAGCGAAAAAATCACACGCAACCATGTAATTAAACGCGGAATTGAGATGCAGAAAGAGCGCGACGAGGCAAGGGAGGAACATCGCTTACTAAAAATTATTTTAGACGTAATCAAAAAAGAAACATTATGATAAACTCAAGAGCTAAAGGAGCAAGAGGTGAGCGTCAGTGGAGAGATCAACTCCGCGTTGAAGGCTACACAGCTAAACGTGGACAGCAACACGCAGGAGGACAAGATTCGCCAGATGTAGTCTGCGAAGAACTGAAAGGTAAACTCCACTTTGAAGTAAAGTGTGTTCAGAATTTAAATTTAGATAAGGCTTGCGAGCAGGCCGAGCGGGATGCTAAAGGCATTGCTTGGGCAGTGGCTCACAAAAAAAACAACAAGAACTGGAAGGTAACAATCTCTGCCGACACGCTCTTCAAACTACTAAGGGATGGAATTGATGGATTATGAAAACTGGATTATACTCAAATATTAACGCAAAGAAAAAACGCATCGCTGCTAGTAGTGGTGAGAAGATGCGCAAGGTTGGAAGCAAAGGCGCACCAACTGCCAAAGCGTTTAAACAATCAGCAAAAACAGCTAAGAAAAAGTAATGGAAAAGCGATTCACAAAGGTAGTAAAGAACGCCAAGACTGGCAGGACTAAGACTGTGAAGTATGGTCAGAAAGGTGCTACGATCTCTCCGGGTTCGGCCAAGGGTGATTCTTACTGCGCCCGTTCAGCTAAGATTAAAGGTGATTGGAAATCCGATCCCAACTCCCCCAATAATCTCTCGCGCAAGAAGTGGAAGTGTAAGGGGTCTAAATCAATGAAATGAAAATCAACGGCAAAGAAGCGGAAAGCAATGTTGATTTGGATGATGCCAGAGTAGGTTGGAAATATCCAATAAGATCAAAAGAAATCTCCAAGGCTTGCGAAGACTTCTTTGAAAAAAGAGGCATGAAGCAATATAAATTTACTGGAAAACCTAAGAATAATGAATTGCCCGAAGTGTAAATCGCCTACTGAAGTCATCAATAGTCGGAAAAGAGATGGCACAGTGGCAAGGAGGAGGCTTTGTTCTTGTGGGGAAAGGTTCTCAACCAAAGAAGTAATTACTGATTCTAAACAAGTATCATTTAAACCAGTTAAAGCACTGTCTATGACTAAATCAGTAGATGGAGATTGGACAGTAAAGGTAGATGAGAACACACCCGAATGGGCAAAGAAAATGTTAATCAACGTCACAGCGCAGACACCGACGACGGGAGCGAGCGCCGATACTCACATCAACCATCAAACAACCTGAACACTTTGAACTCGGAGCGGTCGTCGGTTGATCTGCCGCGCCTTGTTCGCCTCTTAAAATTATGAACACTGATAAATTGACAGCCGCCGAAGCGGTATTTGGATTCGCGGCGTGGCTAACCACCAAAGACGGTGATACACTGATGGGGAAAAGCCATGATGCCGCTCCGATTGCGCGATTGTGTGGGGAGTTCGTGAAGGTGAACGGCCTGAACGAACCACGCGAAGACTGGCACCACAACTTGATTCACCCGTCAGGGGAATGCTCGCATGGCAATGATCTTGTCTCTTCGGCGA